CTGAAATGTTTCGTTTAATAGACAAATTAGAAGTTCCTCAATTAATAGGAGAATTTAGTAATGACTACATATCTTGATACATATTGCACAATAGATGATATACAATTGGTAGCCCCATTTGTATTTGATTACGACAGGAAAAGAACTATCACAAACTGGGTATCACATAGTGGTAGTGGGAATAGTGAAATTTGGAAAGCTGGAAGTGTTGGTAAATTTACCATACTTTATGAAAATGACATTGAACAAACATTAGTAGCAGATATACCAAGCATAGATGCAGATGGTAAATACTACTTTGATGAAGATGCAGATGTTGTTTACTACCAACCAAGTTCAAATAGCAATCCCAACTACGATGTAACTATGACTGCTGGTAGGGATAATAAAACATTGTTTAATGAGTTTATATCGAGAAGTTCCGACTTTGTTCGTTCTTATATCAATAAACCAATCTACAAGAACAAGGGTGTCGGTACTGGGGATAGTTTAGGTAGGGATTATCCTGAAGTAATCGTAAGAGCAACTGCATTACTTGCAGCATCTATGGCAATATTACCTTATGATGAACAGCATGGACTACGATTACAAGTTCAAGCATACGACCAAGAAGGTGGAACTGGACTATTAGATTTAATCAGAAAAGGTATCATTAGTTTAGACCAAGATGAAGATGGTAGAGATAAAATAGTCAAAGAAGTATCGATTGATAGTGCTACTACAGGTGCTATTGTAGATACCTATGGATACCCACAAGTATCATTTGATAGAATCAAAGTCATTATTGAAACAGGTGGTACTTTTGCAGCAGGTAGTACATCAACAGTAACTTACAAGACTTTTGTAGGTGATGACACAGGTCTTAAAATTAACTCTAACCAAGAAGCAGAAGTAATTGATGGAAGTTTCCAACCAGTAGGACATGGAGTTTATGTACGATTCTCAACTGGTGTATATACTGCTAATGATGAATGGGAAGTAGAAGTATCAGGATTAGACCATACTTCAGGTGGTGGAATAGAAACAATCCAATTAAAAAGGAGATAAGAATGCCTTATCATAAAAAAGGGAAAAAAGGTCGTAAAAAATAATGCACTTGCAACGAAAAAAGAAACTTTTAAAGAGATATGGTTTAAAAGCAGTCAATAGACCTAAGATGACACCAAGCCATAAGACCAAGAAAGCTGTTGTATTATCAGAAGTAGGACATAAGCTAAAATTAATTAGATTCGGCGACCAGAAATCAGGACATAATTATTCTGCTGGTGCAAGACAAGCATTTAAAGCAAGACATAAAAGAAATATAGCTAAAGGTAAATCATCTGCTGCATATTGGGCAGATAAGTTTTTATGGAGTGCAGGTGGTAGAAAGAAGAATCCACCTAAATCACAAAAGAGAGTTTATGGCAAGAAAAAGTAATATAAACATTGTCAGAAGAAATGGTAAAAAGAAAACAAGACAAGGTATGAGTAAACGAACCAAATATGGTACAAAAGCAAGTACAAAATATTATAAAAAAAGAAGTAGAGGACAAGGATAATGGCAAGAGTAATATTTGAAAATATTTATAAGAATAGAGTGTTGGATAATATCCAAAAACTTATTAAACAAACAATTCCAAGTGTACCTTTATATTATGACGAACATAGAGGACAAGAAAGTTTCTTGTTAAGACCATTATCTGATACTTTTATTGATTATGCAAGTAATGCACATATTAGACAATATGAAACCTTAATTAGTTTTCAAATTATTTCAGGGTCTGATTATACAAGAGATAAAGATATACAACGACTAACTGATATTGCAGAACTTGTTAAAAGAATATTCTTTGATAATAGAGATTTGGGAACTACAAATCTTACAGATTGGTATAATGCCAAAGTAACCGATATTATATATGAACGAGATGAAGAAGATACAGAAGTAGAACGATTTGTAATGACTTTAGAATGTAATGTAAATGAAGGGGTTTCATAATGAAATATAAACATATTAAAGGACTTCAACTTCAAAAACCAAGCTATCTACAAACACCTAATCAAAAGATTAGAGAATTGTTAGAAGGTAAAGAAGTTGAATTAAGTGAAGAAAATGTGGCTGAATTTGAATCGTTAGGTGTTCAAGTCAAGCCAGTAGAAAACAAACCTAAAAAGAAAAAAGTTAAAAAAGAGGAGTAATAACAAATGGCTATAAGTTCCAAAGTCTATGGTAAAAGCCAATATGCCATAGGTATTAAGCAAAAAAATGCAACTGCTTTTGAAACAGCAGGTGCTACTGACACAGCATATCAATTACTACCTGTAATTAATGTATCTGCCCCAGTCCTCAATCTTGTAGAATCAGGGGAGATACGAAGCAACAATGCAGGTATGATTGAAACTGACTTTGACCAGTTTAGAACAAGAAAAGGTGGATTTGTAACACTTGATTTTGAAGTTCCTGCAGAAAGAGCAGGACTATCAAGATTGTTGGCTAATGTATTACAAGACCATACAGAAAGTGGTAGTTATATTCACACTATCGAATCATCATCAAGTAATGCTTTATCAAGACCTGATTTTACAGGAAGTTCAACAGCAGGTATCCCAAGTATTTTTGATATTGGGCTATATGGACCTGCATCAGGAGAAGATAAAATCATTACAAGTGCTACACTTCAATCATTGACAATGAATTTTGATATGACTGATGGTAGATTATTATTGAATGGTACTTTCTATTCAGGTTTTGCAAGTTCAACAGGATTTAAAGTAGGACAAACANTATCTGCTAATAGTGGAGAACCAACATTAATGAGTGCTTCACCGACACAAATTGAATCATATTTTGATACNAAACAATTTGATGTCAATGGNTCAGCAACTGATGCTATCGTTACTGCAGTATCATTTACTTTTGAAAACAATGTTGCAAGAGTAGGTAGAGATGCNAATGGCGATGCAGAAGCTTATGCTTTTGGTGTCCCATCAGTAAACATCACAGGAGAGATTTCNTTCATGTATGATGGAAACTACAATGATAGTGCTGACAATGTATTACAGGACTTCTTAGATGGAACTCCTGCTACATTAACACTACAACAAGGTGATGGTACAGTATCAAGTGCAGGAGAAATGAATATTACTGCAGAAGTATATTCAACTGCTGTGAATTATGANCTAAATGCAGACACAGGTGCTATAATTACAATTCCATTTAAAGTGGTACAACCTACTTCAAGTGGTGCACCAAGTGGAACAGCATTTAAGTTCGAGTTCATGGATGGTATAAGTAACACAAGTTGGTAAACGAAGGAGTAACACATGAAGGTTAAAATGTTCGATAAAGAGTGGGAAGTGAAGAATCCTACTTACAAAGAAAAACGAGAACTACAAAAATTAAGAATGATGGCTTTAGATTCTACTGGTAAAGTAGATACCGAAAAGTTCTATGATTGTCTTGAATTTGTAGAAAAGATAAGTGGCTTATCAGAAAGTGATTATGTTGCTAAAGATAAGCCCTTAACAATGGGTGAAGTAGATGCTTTACTTTCGAAATGTCTAAGTGAATTTTTAGATGTTTCAAAAAAAGGCTAATGGCTTTGTCGTCGTATGTGTGGTATAGCCACTATGGTTATCCACACTTCGACAAAGAGTTTCCTTATAAAAGGCAAAGTCCAATCACTAATAAAGTAAAGACATATAAGGATCAAGAAGATGTATTATTGGAAATTGATAGAGTGTTTGACAAGTTCAAAGATTCTAAATTTTCTATGGGTAGAAACCTATATTTTATATTACCTCTTTTTTGCAATCCAAGATGTCTTTACCAAGATTGGATAGGGGAAACCATAAAAGAATATAAGATGAGTAAAAATCTTAATATTCCGATAGCAAGAAGTTTAGATGAAGCAGATTCATTTATTGTAGATAATTTTTTAATTATAGATAACGAACTAAACTCCATAAGAGAGTATGAGGTAGAAAAGAATGGCAGATAAAAAAATAAGATTATTAGTTCAAGCCGAAGTTAAAAAAGCTGTTCAAGCATTAAATCAAGTAGAAAAAGAACAAAAAGATATAAAGAAGCAAAATGATGGTTTAAAGAAAAGTTTTGCTGCTGTAGGTAAGGCTATTGTAAGTGCTTTTGCAGTTCAAGCATTAGCAAATTATTCAAAAGAATCGTTAGTATTAAAAGCAAGAGCCGATTCTTTAACAAAAGCATTTACAAATCTTGGTAGAGGCATTGGACTAAATGAACAATCTTTAGAAAAATTTAGAAAAGCAACCAATGGCACAGTATCTGATATAGATTTAATGGTTCAAGCAAATAATGCTATGTTACTTGGTATTGTTCAAAATGAAAATGAGTTTGCAGAATTAATTGATTCGGCACAAAGACTTGCTAAAGCAGTAGGTAAAGACACCTTATTTGGTATTGAAAGTTTAACAACTGGTATTGGTCGTCAATCAAGACTTATGTTAGATAACTTGGGTATTATTGTAAAAGCAGAAGATGCTTATAAGGCGATGGCAGAAGCTACTGGTAAATCAGTTGCATCTTTGACTGACTTAGAAAGAAAACAAGCATTTATTACTGCTACTATGGAATCAGTAAGAAGTAAAGTTGCTAATCTTGGAGAAGAATCGTTAGATACTAATGACTCTATTGCACAATTAGATGTTGCTCTAGAAAATTTACAAATTGCTTTTGGTGAATTTATGGAAGGTCCTGGTATTTCTTTTATAAACTTTTTAACAGATGGTATATCAGGTTTACAAATTATGTCAGAAAATATTCCTGGTGTTATAGAAGGAATTAAAGGATTTCCTACAAAACTTCAAGAAGCATTTGACTCCATTGGGGAAGAACAAAAAATTAAAATTACTTATGATACCTTTGTCGGTCCAATGCAACCATCAGAATTTGCTCCTGATAATGTTTCTCCATTTCAAGCATTAATACCTGATGAAGATGAATTTTTACCTGATATGAAAATAGTAGAAGAAACTTATGATGAAATTGATAGAATTATAGGAAAGCACGAAGAAGGAAGAAAGAAAAGCATTAAATTTATAAGACAACTTGAAGTTGATGCACACAAAGAAAGAATACAAAATAATTTACAAGCAGCAATACTTTCAGGACAATCTGCAAAAGAAGCTGCAATATCAGTAGTAAAAGCAGAAATTGCAGAAGCACAAGCAGGATTAATTTCCAGTATTATGACATCTGTTCCATTTCCATTTAATTTAGCTTTAGCTGCAGGGGCAGGTTCTATGATTGGTAAAGTAACAGACCAACTATTTTCCTCTTTTGCAACAGGTGGTAGTTTTGTAACAAAAGGCAGAACTACCCTACCTATTGGCAATGGAGTAGTAGTGGGAGATAATGCAAGTGGTATGGAAAGAATAGATGTAACACCATTACCAAGTCCTACAAGCAATGGAAATAACATCACAATAAACATATCTGCACCATTAGTAGATGAAACAGTAGTAGACCATATTATACCAGCTATAAGGAGAGCAGAGAAATTAAACTTATGAGTAATGTAACAAAATCAACAGCTTTTGCATACATACCTAAAAAACTTTTTGGAATGAAAAAGCAGAGCATAAAACAAAAACTAAAAAAACCAAAACTTAAATTGAGG